CTCTCAGTTCAACGAAAAGGAAGATATCCGGCGGATTTGGGTTCGGTGGCGAGAATAGTATGCCGATTGAAGCGTGTTCTCTTGCTTTATACGGAGCAAAGACAACAAAGAGAGTTCCAGGGCAAAAAATGCTCATCGGATAGGTGAAAAGTTATGCATTTACATGTTGAAGCACAAAATATAAAAGGGTTCCCGGAGTATGAAGTTCCGAGGCTCAATAAGCTCTTTGAGCTGTTTAATGCTCATGCTTTCAATAATGCCGAGAAAAACAGGTATTATGAGGGCAAAATCTCACTGAATGAGGTCAATCTCGGGATAGCACTGCCGGAGAGTATTCGTAAGTTAGAGATTGGATGTGCCTGGGGCGCAAAGTGTGTCGATGTTCTGGCGGCTCGCTCAATGTTCGACGGATTTGTCGGAACTAATGGCGAGGATGTGGAAGACCTCGACAAAATCGCCATCGATAATAACCTTATCGCCGAATATATGAAGGCTTGTCGTGACGAGTTAAAGTATGGCTGCACATTTGCAACCCTTTCAAGTGATCCCGCTATCGGTGTCAAGATACGCTTTCATTCACCCCAGACGGCGGCGGCTCTCTGGAGTGGTGAAAAAGGTCGTATCGATTGCGGATTTGCCATCATAGACAGCGTTGTTGATGAAAAGGACGCTAATACATGGAATCCGTCGGTTATAAATTACTATACGGATGAATACGTGTGGGTTCTTCACTGCATAAATAATATGTGGATCGCCCAGGCGTTCCCCCATTCCATGGGACGGCCGTTAATGGAGCCGTTAATCTGGAATGCTACGAGTAACAAGCCGTTCGGACGTTCACGGATAAAGGAACCGGTTCGGAGGCTTATCCAGGGATATGTGCGGACCATAGCAAACGCCACGATCGGGCTGGAGTTCTCTACTTCCCCTCAGAAGTATCTGCTCGGAATTACAGATGAACAGTTCGAGATGGTTATCAATCAGAAATTCAGGCAGTATGTCGGGTCCATAATCGCCGCAACGAGTAACCCCGAGACGGGACAAAATCCGACATTTGGACAGCTGATGCAGGGGAACATTTCGCCTCATGTTGAAATGATCCGGATCCTCGCCACACAGTTCTCGGCGGCTACTGGTTTAACTGTCACAGATACGGGTGTCGTAAGTGAAGCAAATCCCACAAGTGCGGATGCAGTGCTCGCTCAGTCTCAGACACTTGTGGCCATGGCCGAACAGCTTAATGTTGGAAATGGTGACGCTCTCCGGAATATCGCACTTATGGCTCAGGCTATTAAGTCGAATGTTCCGCTTGATGAGCTTTCGGATGTGCAGCGGGACATCATGGCACACTTTAAGAACCCAGCCATGCCGAGCGTGGCAGCCACCACGGACGCCGCTATCAAGATCGCTACGGTTCGCCCTGAGTTCGCCCAGACTGATACCTTCCTCGAGATGATAGGGTTCGACAAGGCAAGTATCAGGAAAGAAAAATCTGAGGAGAGCCGAGCCCGTGGTCTTGTAACGCTGGAAGAATTGGAAGAATTACCGGATGAAACAAATACCACAGAAAATTTGGAGTGATTATGTCAAAAAGCTGTCTTTGATTGATAAAACAGCGGCGGCAAAGGTAAAGGTTTACCTGGCGAAACACGGAATACCTGAGACCATTGAAGCATCCCGGGCGTTGATAGCATATTCAAACAGCCTTGTCATGAAGTATGGGGAAGCATCTGCGGCTCTTTCGTGTGAAATGTATGACGCGATAGCACTCGCCGAGGGTGCGGCTGTCCCTGCTGCTGTTCCCGCTGCCCTGCCAGAGTACGACATGGTAGCAAAAGCCATAAACGGGACCGTGAAGTATTCAAACATAGAGCTGATATCTGGAGCCGTGGAAAGACTGGTAAAACTGCCAAGCGCTGATACAATGCTTCAGAATGCTATACGAGATCAAGCGGAATTTGCATGGATCCCCTCTGGTGATACTTGTATGTTCTGCCTTGCGTTGGCTGCTAATGGTTGGGTTCCGGCAAGTAAAAAGGTACTACGTGGAGACCATGCCGAACACGTCCACGCTCATTGTGACTGCACTTTTGCAATAAGACATGATTCAAATACAAAGGTCGGCGGATATGACCCTCAAAAATACATGAACATGGTAAACGAAGCCGCAGAAAAGCAGGGGATCATGGAAAAGGGCGACACCGTGGAAAGCCGATTCGAAGGATTAGGCATGAATATGAACAATGAGGTTATCAATGCCATGAGGCGGGAAGCATACGCCGAGAACAAAGAGATAATCAATGCTCAAAAGCGCTCAGCCTATGCCAAACGGAAAGAGCTGAACAGCTCCAGGGCTGAAGAATTAAAGGTTAATTAAGCGGTCAATGACTGCTTTTTTAATACATAAAACACGGCAACTCATGCCTTAAATGAGGATTTTTACTCAATAGGAGGACCAATATGAGCGAAAACGCTACTGTAACCACTCAGGAACCCAATGGCGAAAGCCAGACCCGCACATTCTCACAGGACGAAGTTAATGCGATAGTCGGAAAGAGATTAGCCGAGGAAAAGGTCAAATATGCCGATTATGATGACCTGAAAGCCAAGGCCGCCAAGTTTGACGAGGTGGAAGAGGCCAACAAGTCGGAACTTCAGAAAGCGACAGAACGTGCAGCCGCACTCGAAAAGGAACTGAACGGTCTTAAAAAGGCCGAAGAGGTTCGTATCATTCGGGAGAACGTGGCAAAAGAGACAGGAATACCCGCCCATCTGTTGACGGGGACAACTGAAGAGGAATGCAAGGCTCAGGCAACGGCCATCGCCGATTATGCAAAGCCTGCACCCTATCCCGCTGTCAAAGATGCGGGCGAAGTAAATAATGTTGGAAAAGCTACCACTCGGCAACAGTTCGCCGACTGGGCCAGCAAAATGATCTAAAGCAGTACCGGGCGGTCGTTTCGAGACCGTTCGCTGACCTGCAAAAATTACAGGAGGAAATTAAAATGAGTTCAGGAACAGCTACAAACAGAACCTATATTGACCTTCCCGTTGATGTATCTCGGGAAATCTTACAGAAGACTCAGGAGGCGTCTGCCGTTATGAGTCTCGCTCGTCAGGTTGAACTGCCTGGTCGTGGCACTTCTATCAATGTCATCACATCCGATCCGACAGCCTCATGGGTTGGCGAGACTGCGGCAAAGCCCGTTAGCAATCCCGGCGTCGCTACAAAGGTAATGAGCGCTTATAAGCTCGCTGTTATCGTGCCTTTCTCAAACGAGTTCAGGCGTGATGTTGCAGCCCTTTACGATGCAATCGTTGAAAGGCTCCCCAGAGCACTCGGCGAGAAGTTTGACGCTACCGTTTTAACCGGTTCAGCTCCCGGATCCAATTTCGACACTTTCGCAAGCGTTACCGCTCAGAGCATTCAGAGTGATGCTTATGGCGGACTTGTTGCAGCTGATACCGACATCAGCACTCACGGCGGAAACCTTAACGGAGTAGTTCTTTCCCCTTATGGAAAGGGCGTTCTCCTTGCCGCCACCGATCAGAACAAGAGACCTCTGTTCATCAATAATGTTGCAGAGGGAGCTATCCCCATGGTACTCGGTGCTCCTACCAAGATCAGCAAGGGCGCATACAAGAGCGGTTCTCCCGCTGTTGTCGGCGTTGTTGGTGACTGGACACAGGCACTCTACGGAACCGTTGAGGGTGTAAGGATTGACTATTCAAGCGACGCAACCCTCGACCTTGGAGGAGATAGCGGCACAATCAACCTCTTCCAGCAGAATATGTTCGCTGTAAGGGCAGAGATCGAGCTCGGATTCCGTGCGGATACCGCTTGCTTCAACAAGCTCACCGCAACCCCTGGCGGACAGACCGGCTGATATGAAGGTACTGATAGCAGTACCCACATTTGAGACCATCGCCCCCGAGTGCTTTAAGGCGATTTACGAATTGCAGGGTAACGACCTTTCGTTTGATTTTGTGCGAGGATATGACTGCGCCAAGGCAAGGAACGAGATCGCCAAAAAGGCACTCAACGGGGGATTTGATTATGTTCTGATGGTGGACAGCGACATCGTTATCCCTCCGGATACCCTCGTTAAGATGCTCGATGCGCCCGTCAATATTTGTTTCGGGGTTTATCCACGGAAAAACAAACCGGGCGAGACGGAACTCTTTAAGGATGACACATTCGACTTTACGAATCGTTATTCCTATGAGGAGTTATCCAAGGAGGATGTAAACAAGATCCCTGTTAAGGGGAGCGGGTTCGGATGTGCGCTTATCAAGACGGATGTGTTCGCTAATATTGAATATCCGTGGTTTGAGTTTTACAGCTACGACAACGGCACATTTTTGAGCGAGGATTTGGCTTTTTGTATGAAAGCCTCAATCCGGTATCGCTTGTTGGCGGATATCCGTGTCAAGTGTGGGCATATTGCGAAACGAGTTCAGTACGAATGAGGAGAGTATCACCATGATAAAGATGATAAATAAACTCACGGGAACGGTGATGTACGTGGAAGAGGACCGTAAGGGCGAATATGTCGCCGCCGGTCACAGGTTGGTGAACGATTCCACGCCCAAGGCGGCCCCGAAGTCTGAAACAAAGGCTCCGGAGCTTAAGGAGACCGTGAAAAAGACCATCGCAAAGGTAAAAGCAAAGACCACAGCAAAGACCACGAGAAAGAAGGGCTGATATGGCAGCATACGCAACCGTCGAAGATGTGGAAAAGAGAATACTGAGAGAGCTGTCAGAGACCGAGGAGAGCGTGTGTTCCGTGCTGTTGGACGATGCGGCGGTCATAATCGACGCCTTTAACAAGAATGCGGGCGCTGATGCAAAATTGACCGTTTCCTGTCGGATGGTCATCCGGGCCCTTGGTGATGGATCCACGAACGACATCCCTCTGGGAGCGACACAGGGATCCATGTCGGGCTTAAGTTATTCCCAGAGCTGGACCATGGGCGGCGGTGGAAGTGCCGGAGAACTGTATCTCAGCAAAATCGAAAAGGAACTGCTCGGATATAGCAACAAAATCGGCTCATACTCACCCGTCCAGGGCGTGACAGGAGGATGTTTTATATGAAGGGGACAACGGTACAGTTAGAAGTTAAGACTCAGACCGGCACGGACCCTTTTGGAGCTCCTATCTATTCCGTGACATACGAGGACGTTCACGATGTCCTTGTGGGACAGCCCAGCACGGATGATATATCAACATCAACGGACCTATACGGGAAAAGAATCGAGTATATGCTCGGGATCCCGAAGGGTGACACCCATAACTGGATAGATGCCAAGGTATTTATCTGGGGGCAACCCTTCCATACGTTCGGATATCCCATCACGGGCGAACAGGAGAACATCCCGCTCCGGTGGGGACAGAATGTCAGGGTTGAGCGGTTTGAGATGAGAGGACAGACAGGATCATGAGCAATGTGAAAGTTGTATTGAATAGCTCCGGTGTCAGGGAGCTTTTGAAAAGCCCTGAAATGGCGCAAGTCTGCAAAGAGTACGCCGACAGTGCCGTGGCTCGGCTCGGAAAAGGGTACTCCTCGATGGTTTATACCGGAAAAACGAGGGTTAACGCCTCGGTCCACGCCGACACGTACAAAGCGCGAAAAGACAACCTCGACAACAACAGCATCATGAAAGCGGTTTACTCAAAATGATTGAATTAGATATCAAAAAGTTCATAGAGGATGAGTTCGAATACCCGGCTTTTATGGAGCGTCCTCAAACGGCTATCGATACCTTTTTCGTTATCGAAAAGATAAGCGGTTCGAGGGATGAGCAGATTGATTTTGCCCGAATAGCGGTTCAGCCTTATGCGCCGTCTATGTATCAGGCGGCGAGCTTATGCGAACAGCTCAACGATGAAATGCTGAATAATTTTGTCGCCCTTCCCAATATTACAAAGGTCGAGCTGAATAGCTCATATAACTATACAGATACCACTACTAAAAAGTATAGGTATCAGTCAATTTTTGAAATCTATTACTACGGAGGAAATGCTAATGAGTAGCGGAAACACAGTTACAAATGTAACAGCCGGCAAGCCGAATACCACCGGCGCCGTATACAGAGCACCCATCACAGCTACAATCCCCACTGATCCGACCACAGCGCTCAGTGCGGATTATGTTTGCCTCGGGTTCTGCTCCGATGACGGAGTAACGAACAGCGGCAACATGGAAAGCGAAAACATCAAGGCATGGGGCGGACAGAATGTCCTTACAACCTCATCCAGCACCGATGATACATTCAAGTTCAAGCTGATCGAGGCTCTGAACAAGGATGTTTTAAAGTTCATCTATGGCAGCGCAAACGTGTCCGGAGATCTTACTTCTGGAACCGGTATCACTGTCGGAGTGAACGGGTATAGCCAGGAGGACAGCATAATCGTTATCGATATGATAATGAGGAATAATGCAGTCAGGAGAATCGTTATCCCTTCAGCTACCATATCCGAAGTAGGCGAGATCGCTTACAAGGATTCCGAGGCTGTCGGCTATGACATTACTCTGGCGTGTGCTGCTGATTCCAGCGGAAAGACCCACTACGAGTACACATACCGTGCACCGGGCGGACAGACGGGGGCCTAATGTATGAAGATTAAAACCAAGAGCGGTTTTGAGTGCAACATTAACGAGCGGCGGCTTAAGGATTGGCGTTATGTCAAGGCCGCCGCCAAGATGAACGAAGCTGTTAAAGAACAGAACGAGGGGGAGATTGCTACGGCGTTGGCTTTCTCTGTTCCCTTCCTGTTGGGAGAAGATGGCGAGGCGGCTCTTATGGCTCACATTGAAGATGATGGTGTCGTTGATAGTGAGAGGCTTGTCGCTGAATACATCGAGATCACCCAGATAGCGGGGGAAAAGATAAAAAAATCTCAATCCTCATCGGGCTCTTAAACCTTGATGAGGATGCCCTTATCTGTGATTTTGCGGAAACGTATCACATTTATAACATTTACGAACATCCCGTCGAATATATCGCTACTCTGGCAGCGGGTCTCCGAGACAATAGCCGGATAATGTTGAAAATGGCGGGAATGAAGGTAGACATGAAAACTCTTTTGATCGCAAAGATCGCCGACAATACGGCCCTTAATCTTTATGCAAAGACAAAGGATGCCCGATATGGTCGGAATATGCCGAAGTCAATGACGGAGGCGCTGATTGAGTATAACAAGAACATCAAAAAGCCGAAGGAGTTCGCCTCAGGGGAGGACTTCCTTAAGGAATGGAGAAAGATAACAAATGGCTGCTGAATTAGGAAAAGCATACGTCCAGATAATTCCATCTGCCGAGGGCATAAGTGGAAAATTAAGCTCATTACTGGGCGGGGAAAGCTCTGCCGCTGGTAAGGCTGCCGGTGCGTCTCTCGGATCCTCGTTAGTGTCGGCTTTAGGTGGTGTCCTTGCGGCCGCCGGTATCGGGAGCATGGTAAAGAAGTCTCTTGAAGCCGGTGGAGCCCTTCAGCAGTCGTTTGGAGGTCTTGAGACCATCTACGGCGATGCGGCTGAAGCGGCGAAAAAGTATTCCGACGAGGCTGTTAAAGCTGGCATATCATCAAACTCATACGCAGAGCAGGCTGTTTCATTCGGTGCGGCTTTAAAGCAGGCGTACAGTGGCGATACCATGAAAGCCATGGAAGCGGCGAACACTGCCATTCTTGATATGGCTGATAACTCCGCCAAGATGGGTACAGATATCAATGCTGTCCAGACGGCATATCAGGGATTCGCCAAGCAGAATTATACCATGCTTGATAACTTAAAGCTGGGATATGGCGGCACAAAGACCGAGATGGAAAGGCTCCTGAAGGATGCTGAAAAGCTGTCCGGGGTAAAGTACAACATCAACAACCTTGGTGATGTTTATGATGCAATCCATGTTATTCAGGAAGATTTAGGGTTG